GTGCGGGCTCGCAGGACATCGATGTGATCGATCAGATCGCAGAGATCGTCGACTCGCGTTCGTTCCTATGGGCGCGCGTCGAAGCGGGCTCGCGAACCTATCCGAGCACGTCAGCAACGGCGCACCCAGTCGTCGTCAACGGCTGGGAGGAATCCATCAACGACGAAGCCGGAACACGACGCCTTACCTTGTCACTCGCTCATAGGTTTAAGCTATGAGTATTTACCGCTACTCACGTGAGCTTCCGAACGGGTGGAACGTCCGACTCGATCTTGTGCCGTATAACGAGACGCTATCAGGTACGGTCGTCGAGCAACCGCCCTACGGCGTTATCAACATCGGCGAACAAACGTCGGAGTTCGACGAGCTCCCGTTTGGCCTGCAGAAGCCGCAGACGCTGAAGATCGAACTCGACTGGGACGGACTTGCTCCCGCAGTGCGTACTCTCCTATCGGCGGCACGCGGGACGAACCCATTCGGCTATGAAGGGCGTAACACGTGGATGCTCTTCTCCGATCGTGGTACGGCGGGAGCTACCTACTCACTCGAGTTCTGCGGCGTCGAAGACAACGTCGACGCGCTGGAGTTAGAGCCGGGCGACAACGGCTACGTCTACAACGCCGAACTCGTCGACGTCGCATACTACACTATGAAGACGCTCACGGGTTACAACCTGTTTTTCGGTTACTTGCCGGAGGATGCAACGCCCTATCGCGAAGTATTCGATTCTCTCGAAACCGGAGGCGGCGGAACAGACAATCAAACGAGCATCATCGGTATTCCGAGCTTTTCTCTGTTTAAGGATGGCGAGGCTCCGTATGCTTTCCGTAGTTCGTTCGAGCATGTCATGCTATGGGTTCGTAAGGTCTGCGGTAATTACATGAACCTTCTCGACGGCCGTGCGTCGGCATGGGCTACGCTGCAGGGAACAAACTTCGACGTCGGAAACGATCTACGAACCATGATCGAAACGGCCGTCGAGATGTACGAACAAGATGTTAACGCGCCACGGAAAGCGGGCGCAGCGCTAACAAAGTCGACGGCATATCTCACTACTCACATAGCCCAGACTAAAGACTCATCGCAGGCATACACGAACATTCTCGGAGGTCTTGCCGCGCGTGCTGACAAGCTTGCATGGGGGCGTGATGATATCACGGCGTGGGATATCCTGAAGCGTTTAGCCGAGACGTTAGGCGTTAAGCTTTCGTATTCGTTCGGTTACGACAACACGACGTACACGTCGCCGACTCGTCCCTTCGTTACTGTCAAATGGAACGTACGGCGCATCGCATCGCCGATAACCACGAGTAACACGTTCGACTATCAGGACTACACGATCGATTTGGACACCGCGCTCACGCGTCCGTCTATCAGCATACGCGGTAACAACGTGCTAAAAGGCGAAGCTCGGATCGAAGGCTTCAACGACGAAGACGTAACCGAATGGGCGTACGTTAGCAAAGGCACGGAGGCGTCACGATCAATCAACGTCGAGCCGATACTAAACAACATACCGACCTATAAGAACAGAACTACGTCGGGCGTCGGCTTCAACAGACTGGGCTACCTCCAAACAAACAACGTCGTCACGAAGTATAGCGCGTCGAGCGATCAGCTCTTAAAAGCTCATGAAGACACGAAGATATACTACGGTCCGTCGTCGACGCACGCGATCAGCGTATCGACTCCCGCATCTGCCGAACTCCCACAGATCACTAACCCCGGACTCTACAAGCTCACACTCGCCGAACGACAGGTTCGGTCGTGCTTACCTTACGCGCTGGTAAAGTTCTATTCGACTGTGTTCGCTGAGGAAGACTCGGCGTCGATTGAACTCGAGTACGACCTGCGAGGATCGGTAGCCTACCTCCCGCAGTCGCTCGGAGCGCGGCTCTTATTCCAAAACGGCGCGGCTTACACGTTTACGAGTCTCCCGTGGTCGCGTGCTATCACGACGTCGATCGTAACGAACTGGACCGAAGGCAAAACGAAAGCGCGTTACTACCTCATGGAGAATCCATAACATGCCGATAAACGATCCCGTACGGGGGCAGAAGATAGCCCCGGCGTCGCTCGCTTTCGAGCGGTCACGGCGCAAAGGACAGAACGCCGTAATCGTCGACAGTGGCGACACGGTCACGAACTATCAAGACGACGTACTAACTAACAGCCTCGACGACGTCGCGCCGCTAATCTTGAAAGACGTCTCGAATCTGGACAAAGGCGTAGTCCTCGCAGCGGCAAACGGCGAACGGCGCGCGAAGGCGTGGACGGCGGAATACGAACGCGCTCTCGATTGGTGCATCGGCGATCATATCACCATCACGACGAAGGCGTTCTACCCCATCGCGTTTCAACGTGAGGTCGTACGTAGCATGGGCGCGGCGTACATCGCTGGAGCTACGCAGGATCTCGACGTCTGGCAATATGTTTGTCCGGCCGATGCCGTGGGCGTCTATCACATAAGCGCGATGCTGCAGCTCAGGCTCACCGCTGGCGTAGGGTGTTCTATCGCTCGCCTCGGTATTATGGTTGACGGTTCGTTGTGGCGTGTGATCGACGCGATCGATAACGACTACGCAGGCGAGGCTCCTATCTTAGACGTCAAGCTCTGCGGGTCGTCACTCGTTCCGCTGCGCTCAGGGCAGAAGCTACAGATCGGTTACTTCGTGAACTCGTCCGGCGCGGCCGGGACGCTGCAGCTTTTGCATCCGACCTCCGTCTATGGTTATGTTAGCGCCCACCGCACGCGATGCGATCTCGGCGGATATGCTGATCTCCAGAACGGCGGGCTCATTAACACCCCTACGACGGGCAACGCTTATGCGTTCGACGTCTGATTGAAAGAACAGTGATCGTCTAATTGAAAGCACAACAAACAAAACAGGATTACAAATGAGTTGTCTCCCAACAACACCCACGACGAACAACGTCCTCACGGACATCGTCGCATCTAATACCGACGGATGGCTTAACGTCACCAACGTATCGACATCGGCGCTTACCCAATACTATCCGGTACAGTCGACGCCGACCGTGCTCACGTTTAACGGCGTATTCCAAACGACGTATCAACATGGGCGCGTCGTCCAGCTGCAGATCGAGGAGACGGCGTCGAGTTCGGCGAACATCAAGAAGACGGCACTCCAGGTCTATCTCTACACAGGCGCGGCTCCTACGACTCCGACGGCCGCAGCTGTTTACAACGGTAGCGCGACGAACCTACTCGCTATCGTCGAGATCGCAGCGGCGGACTACAAGCGCCTAAGCGATACGGTATGGATCGCGACGGTCGCGCCGAACATCTACGTCCGGACGGGATCGACGGCATCATCGACGAACGTCTACGCGGTCGTTCTTGCGAATGAAGGCAAGACCTACGCGGCGAGCGCCTCACTCCGTGCCCGGATCTTCACTGAACAGTCTACGGCGCTGGCATGACGATGGAACAAATGACTCAGGCGCAGTTCATCGCAGCCGTACGGAAGATGCTCGAAACCGTCGATATGGCTCCCGTGCGGCGCTTCGAGTTAGAACATATTCTCAGATGCTGGGGCGCTTCGCAGCAACGCGCGGAGCATGATAAGTCTATACGCCCCATAGGGTTACAGGTAAAGTAACCGGATGCGATCGCCTCGGTATAACACCCGGGGCGATTTTTTTTTGGTCGAACGAAGAAAACACTTGACATGGGTATGGACATATCCGTATGTTTGTGACGTATTCAATTCGTATTCACTTCCACAACGGAGCCGGTCATGACAAAGCGCCCAATTAGCGAAACAAATTCAGAGTTCGTAACGAGTCGCACATTCAACACATACGCCGAAGTACAGTCGTACTTCGCAGAGCAAGCAAAGAAATACGGCAAGCTTGCATACTGCTCTACTTCAGAGTTTGCAGCGCTTAAGCCGATTATGGACAAGCTTTATGCTGCTGAGGGCCATGTTTACGTCCGCCCTCGTCGCCTACTGCGTAGCATCTGTATCTCTCTCTAATCATTCACTTCCACAACGAGACACCCCATGCAACCCAAACTTAAAACAGTCTACGCCCATCACTGGATCGACGGCGTCAAGATCACCGCCAAAGGCCGCACCGAATCGGAGGCGCTGAAGAACCTACTTGAGAAGCTGAAGACGATGAAGAACAACGGAAAGCTAACGCCATGAATCCGGACAGGAAAAATACGTGCATAATTATTGCCACGAAAGGTAATCGTTCGCGGCGCGAAATGGTGCTTCGTGAAAGCTTGTACCAGTATAGCGCTTTGGAACAGGCCATAATTCAGACAACAGAACCTTTTGGCAAGGTATACTCCGACATGCACGCCGCAGCGGTTGCGAATGGCTTCGACTACGTCATACACTGTAACGACGACGTCGTACTTCGTCCGGACACGATCGACAAACTGTTCCACGACGCCGCGTATCTCAACGACGGCGGGATTAAGTGGGGCTGGCTCGCAGCGCGTACAGACTGGGTCAGGCACTCAGCGCAGAATATCCGATTCCCCTACGACAACAAGTCACTCGACGCCATAGGCTATCCTGAAGAGTCGCTCATCGTCGAAGTCTCTTCAGTGTCTCCGATCTTCGCCATCACCAAAGCCGCGGACTTCCTGCCATACGCGCCGATCAACTGGTTCTCCGACGATGAACAGTGCTATCGTATGAGTCAGGCCGGATATCGTCACTTCGTCTCCCGTGCGTACGTTCATCACGTCGGATCGCAGACCATGACGCCGGAGACGTGGCAAGCGGAACAGACTGCATCGATCGACTTCTTACGTGAGTATAACCCTCAATTCCTACTGGAACACGGCATCGCATGAAACGACTACACAAACCAAAGCCTAAGACCATCTCCGAAAAGCCGATCGCGATCCGCATAGACCGCGGGCAATACGAGCGACTGAAGTCTGAAGCTGAGAAGCATAATCGATCGGCAGTTGCACAGCTCAAAACGATTCTCTACTTTTACTTCACCGGCATAACAGCCGACTAAGTTCCACACTATCCGGAGTTCCACATGCTTTTCGGAATCGAGTTCAAGCGCCGTACCATCGACGGCGAACCGTGGTTTCAGATCAAACCGCACGGGTTCAACGCGACGCACGTCGCAATCGCGATCACACTCTTCGCGTTCATTTGGGTCGCGTGCGCTATCACAGACGTTCCAGATGTCAAACCCACAGTAGACGTAGGGAGGCTGATCCGATGAACGAACAACTCTACCGCGCCGTGATGCGCGAAGTGACCGATCCGATGCTACTCGCTATGATAACGCGTAACGTTCGCGAGCTCATCGAACGTAACCTGCTAACACCCGACCAAGCCGATTCACTTATTAGCGTTCTCGAGAACGCAGCACACCGCGCAGTCGAAAGCGAAATCGCACTGCGGAAGATTAAGGAGACATTGTCATGAACTTGTACATTACCTACGAATGGAAGCCAGTCGAACAATGGTTCGAAATCGCTGGCATCTTCGACACCGTAGAAGCGGCGCGTGAGTGTTGCACTACCGATAACCACAGTTACAGCACGGTGCCGATGGAGTTGAACAAAAGCTATAACGGCATCACATTTGATGTTATGTGGATATATCCGTCGGAGGAACAGCCATGAGTACGACACAAGCAGAACTTGACCTGATGGCTTCACAGATACATCAGCTCACCAACGGTGCACAACAAGCATTTCCATGCAACGTACATGCTGGCACGGTGTTATCAGCTGGTATGTCACTTCGCGACTGGTTCGCGGGGCAAATAGCTGGCGAGGTTTACACAACACAAATGGATACTGAACAAAGTATGGAAGGAATATACGCTGTCTATAAGTTTGACCCTATCGCTACTGCAAAGAAAGCCTATGCTTTCGCCGACGCCATGATCGAAGCACGGAAGAAGGACTACATCATCGACAGGGGAGAAGGGCGATGAGCACAGAATGGATTACAGACCGACTGCCGACGGCAGAGGATGCGGTAGGCGGCAGGGTTTTGATTTCAACTGATAAAGGCGAAGTCTATACCATTCAGTGGGAGAACGTTTGGCAGACTCATGTATGGATGCCCCTGCCCGCCCCCTACGTCAAGCCGAAGCGGTGGACGGTAGAGTGGGATTGCAAAAGAAAAGCCTATGAGATTCGCTTTAATCACCATTTTTTCTGCACACTGCCTGAGCTATGCGTAGATGAAATCGCCCAACGAATCGAGAATCTGTTCAATGAGGTGATGCCATGACCACCCCCCGCTGGCTATTCAAGCACGACGAACTCCCGTCACCGCCGCCGCTGTTCCGCTACGACAAGGGCGACACGCGATACTACGCACGTGTCACCGCGGAGGGAAACGTGATCTGGTATCCGTCCGTCACGACCGTGATACGCGCCACGTCACCAACGCCGCCGGGTCTACTCGCATGGTATGCGAAACACGGCATGGACGGCGCGACAGAACTTAGAGACGAAGCCGCACGCCGTGGTACTGAGATGCACGTACTGTTCGCGGATTACCTCATGGGCAAGGCCGTAGATCTGACAGGGCTCGACGAGTTCCAAGCGAAAGCCCTCGCCGCGTTCGATCAGTTCTGCAAGGACCACGAAGTGGAACCGCTCGCGATCGAGATCCTACTCGCCAACGACACCGACGTGTACGCCGGAACGGTGGATCTGATCTGCAAGATGACGTGGAAGGGACAGCGTAAGCTGGCCATAGTCGACTTCAAGTCCGGATCAGGCAACTACCGCGATCATGCTGTTCAGCTGGAGTTCTACCGATCAGCATTCGCACAGACGTACGGGAAAGGTATCGACGAGCTGTTCATCTGGTCGCCAAAGGACTGGCGAACAAAGCCGACCTATAACCTAAAGCAACGCACAGGCGAGGTCGAATACGCGGAAGTCTACCACCGCTGCAGCCTTTACCGTATCACTAACGACGTCGCGCCGAAAGCCAAAGTTAAACTGAGCGGGCGACTGCCGGGAGCTTTCGAGATCGTGCAACACGATCCGAACGAGGTCATCCGCACCATCTGGTCGTCCGTCGTAGGCGACGACACAACTCCGACTCTATTCTGATTCTCTCACTGCGGCATCCTGTCAACGCTGCCGCCAATTCACACTATCACAGGAGTAACGCTATGGCGTTCAACAATACCGCGCGGTCATCGCGCACTACGTACTTCACAGTATCGAACGGGAAAGTCCGCGTTCGTCTTAAGGAAGCAGCCGACGGCTCGGTCGCTCGGCAGAATAAGAACGGCGACGTCGTTCATGAGTTCGTCTATGACGAGTTCACCGGACGACTGGCAAGCGTGGCCATCGACGAGGCCCCGTTCGGTCGTCAGTGGAAAATGATCTTTATAGATGATACCGAGCACTACACTCTCTCTATGCCGTACGACTCATCGACGGCGCAAAAGCTCTTGAACCTCCTCCTCGCTCCGGAGCTCGACCTCACGCAGCCGATCACGCTGCGCCCGTATGACTTCACGAACGATAAAAGCAACCGCGTCGTAGGTGTTACGGTAGTGCAGAACGGCGCTAAGGTTCGCCCGGCGTTCGGCACTGCAGCATATCCGATCGACGGCCGCCCTGAGATGCCGGAGCTCGAGAAAATCAAGTTCAAGGGACAGGAAGTCTACGACTCTACGAAGCGTCTTGAGTTCATCGTCGCAGCCGTCGAGTCGACGCTGACGCCTAAGCTGACCACGACCACGACCGTAACCGTCGACACTGTACAACCTGACGATGGAGGCGATGATGGACTGCCGTTCTGATGAAGTACCAAAGCATACGCCGGGGCCGTGGGAGTATCGCAAGATGCCGAAAAGCGGGTACATCGTATTTCAGACATGGGATGTACCGACGGCGGGCTATGTGAAGACGGAAGCCGACGCCCAACTCATCGCCGCCGCGCCGGAGATGCTGGAGGCGTTAAAGGAGATAATGCGTAGGGCAGTGTACAATCCCGAATACAATGATTGGGAAATTGTAATGAAAGAAAGTTTTTTGCAGCATAACGTGCAACTCATCGCCAAAGCCGAAGGGAGGCAGCCATGAGCGATACACGCATTACCAGGCCCTTCGTAGCACTGCCCCATAATATAGCCGGTAACACATCAATTGACACAGAAGCATTTGTCACGGCATATTCGTCAGTGCCTCTACCTGAATCTATCATACCAGAATTTTACGATTGCCAGACACATAAGGAGCAAGCCATGAGTGACACACCAAAGCACACGCCGGGGCCGTGGCTCTGGACTGGCCAGTATGGACGAAGCAATCTATTCGGAGCTGATAGCGAGTTAGTTCTCTTCGAGGTAGGCGGTCTCTATTGCAAGGGCGACGCCTTGCTCATCGCCGCCGCGCCTGAGATGCTGGAGGCGTTGAAGGAGGCACGTAATTTTGTCGGTCAGTTTGTACGGTACGAACCTCCAAAGAATCATCGTGATACCTTGTTGTTGGATAAAATCGAAGCCGCAATCGCCAAAGCAGAAGGGAGGCAGCCATGAAATACACACCCCAACTGCACGACACCACCGAACGCCTCGCACGTGGTATTACGCTCGTTCGTAGTGGGTCGATCATGTACATCGAGGTGAGCTTTCGTTCGCCGTCAATGGGATTCGCAGAGACGGAACAGTTCGACGTCTTACCCGGTGGTATGCTCGAAGCGATGGAACAGGCGCGCGCGTGGTATCGCAGGAAAGACCTCGACATGCACGCCGCACGTAAGCGTCGCAACACAGAGACACGACGCGAGCTACGTATCCGTGGCGAGATGCGCGCCGTCGAAGCGCACGTAGCTCAGACGATCGAATCGCAGATCGAACGCGAGATCCACAACGGATCGGTCGTCGAAGCAGCCCGACAGGATGTCGCCCGCGTATGGGCTCGCTATGGCCCGGCACTCGATACGCATCGCTACCGTACATCTGATTTCCAATGGTGAGCGCATGAACACCTACGAAGTAACAACGACCGTGACCATTACGCGTAAGCACATGGTCGAAGCAGACGGCGAAGAGACGGCGAAGGAGCAGGCGGAGAGCAGAGCGTTAAATCACATTGCCAATAGAGAGCCGTGGGAGCTCATCTATTTGGCCGACGTCGAGCACGACCTCGTCGAGATCACATCGCCAAACGACGAAGCGAAGCAGTATATCTAACATTCACACCACACGAAGGAGACGACTATGTCGAACAACATTTTCCCGTGGGATCGCAAGAACATCGAACGCCCACAAACCAAGACGACGAACGAATTGCAGATCGATTCCGCGAACAGACTCGCACGACTTGAGACCATGATGTGCGAGATCAATAGCAAGCTCGAACTTATTCTCGATACGATGACGAAGCCACAACAGCCGGAGGCGGAGGCGAAGGCGGTCGTAGTTCAGGCGAAGGTCGAAGAGCCGAGGCGGACAACAGGTATCAGCGCGATAGCGCAGATAAATAAGTGGGCCGAAGGCCATGACGGCGGTATGCGAATGCTTAAGCAACGCGCTAAAGCTGGGTTTGTTACCGCCACTATTATCGAGAAGTCAGCACACGCCGATAGTTCACACAAGTACACACACCGTCTGAACCTTAACGATAAGCTAGTCAGCCGTTACTATCATCCGACTATCTTCGGCATCACCGAAGCCCGCGAAGTTGTCGCATACCTCGAATCGCTCGGCGTCAAAGTCAAAACAAACAATCTCATCTAACCTTTTTTTTAACACACTACAGGACCAAATGGTCTAAGCCCCCCAAACGCCATGCTTCACGCGGGATCGTAAGGCAGGCATAGGACTACCGCACGCGACGAGCTGCATCGTCGGGCGTGTCCGGGTTCGACTCCCGGCGGTAGGCAACAACATCGGAGACCGTCGGCGGCGCGTGGAACCGTCGTCAGAATACCTCCGAGCCCCGGCGACCGACGGCGAACCGGGCGATATTTTTTCACTGGAGACAACATGAAAACAACACCATCACTCGACGAGCTCATCGCTCAGCTCGCACAGCCTAAGAAGGTCACCGCGTACTCGTTCGCGGTTCGACTGCTCACCATGTCGACGATACTCTTGCTACTACTGACGATGTTCGTCTTCGTAGCCAAGTGTTTATACTGGACGCTCTCATGGTAAGCGACGAAGCCGTTCGACTTATCAGCTTACTTGCAGTCGTAGTGATACTCACCATCTACCTCAAACTATCCGGGGACCGGAACTCATGATATACAACCTATGCGTATCGTCCGCCGTCGTAGGCAAGGCCGAGCGCCACCAATACAACGACCTCGCCGCCAAACTACGGCGCGTCGAGTGGTCCGTCGATCAGATCGAGTACCACCTAACAAAGCGCGGTCACCCGATCTGTAGCGCCGACCTTAAAGAAGGAGCCGACGGTTACGCACGCCGTAACTCAGACGCGTTCATATCATCGTCGATCGTCGGACTCGATATCGACAACGGCCGCGAGTCCTTTGCAGCTACAGCGCGGAACGAGTACTTCGCAAAGCATGCCTCGTTCGCGTACACAACGCCATCGCATACCGATATGCATCCCCGTTACCGGGTGATCTTCGTACTCGAAACGCCGATTACCAACATGGCCGAGTACAAAGCCCTCACGACCGCACTCGTTCAGCGGTTCGCAGGCGATACCAACGCACGCGACGCCGTGCGACTCTGGTTCGGTAATCCCGACGCTCAGGTCGTATCGTGGTACAACACGCTCAGTAATGACGAGGTCCAGCGCCTACTATCATTCGAGGACGAAGTACGCCACGAGGAAACCAAGTTCTCAGCGTTCGGCGCTCGTAAGCTGACCGTCGACGATGTGTCGCTCATGCTGAAGTTCATACCACCTCAGCAGGATCATATCGACTGGAAACGCACCGTCGCAGCCGTAGTCGACGCGCTCGGAGACACACCCGAAACGATAGCGCTTTTATCGCAGTGGTCACCGTCGGACGTGCCTTACGATCAGGTCGTCAAGAATCGCTTGACACGTGTCACGACCGGGACGCTCATATACTTAGCTCGCAAGGGCGGATGTCCCGTGCCGAAAGACCTATACAAGGAAGCGCCTAAGGACGCCGCAGAGACATTTGACCGGATCGAGTCGTACCTCACGGCGCGGTATGAGTTTAGGAAGAACACCGCGACGCAAACGATCGAGTACCGTGATAGCGTCGACGCAGCATGGGAGCGTCTCGACGACTACACAGTTAACAGCCTACTACGTTCGATGCGCTCTTCAGGTCTAAAGATCGGCCGAGACCGGATCTGGGAGATCCTGGACTCTGACTTCAGCGCCGAGTATGATCCGATCTCAGAATACTTCGCTAACCTCCCAGAGTGGCGAGACGGTGATACCGACCACATCGGCAGGATCTTAGACCTCATCCCTGCCGATCCGGCCTATCCCGTCGACGCGCAGCGGGCCTATAACGACCTGATCTTTCGTAAGTGGATCGTCGCCGCCGTCGCCTGTGCAGTCGATAACAAGCCGAATCATACGATGCTCATCCTCCAGGGAGGACAGGGCGTAGGTAAGACTACGCTCTTACGCTACCTATGCCCGGAGCATCTGCGACACGATCACTACTACGAAGGCAGCATCAACGACGACCGCGATACGCTTGTTTCGATTGCGAGGAGCCTCATCATCGTCGACGACGAACTCGAGTCCCTAACGAAGCGAGAAGCCGAGAAGATCAAATCCCTCATTACCTCGTCCGATAAGCGCGTACGCCTCGCCTATGGGCGTGCTGAGACCACGCTACGCCGTAGGGGATCGTTCGCCGGATCAGTCAACCGCCGTTCGTTCCTGAACGACGAGACAGGATCCCGGCGCTTTGCCGTGATCTCGATAGGAGGGTTCGTAGATCTGGGGGCGCTCTTTAGCATCGACGTCGACGCCGTCTGGTCGCAGGCGCTCGCACTCAAGAGAGCCGGGTTCCAGTATTGGACGTCACCGAAGGACATCGAACGTATCTCAGCGATGAACGCCAACTATGCCGTATCAACGGAAGCCGACGACCTCGTATGGCGATACGTCGAAGCACTGCCTACCGAGTCAGCCGCCGGGATGTCGAATACCGAAATAATGACGATGCTACAGGACAAGATCTTCCAAGAGAAGAACGCAAAGATACCGTGGCTTAACACCTACCAACTTGGAAGGGCCCTCACGAAAGCCGGGTTTACTCAGGTTGTGGTCAAGGACGGCGGTCGGGCGCTGCGCGTGTGGAAGGTCAAAATCCGGGCGATCGGTCGTTCGGTGACCGGCGAGTCGGAATCCGCAAAGGTACACGAACTACGTAGTGCGTACGTACAAGGGGCGGGCGATGCCTTCTAACTACGACATTTCTACCCTCGATGAGTGGCTCGGGGTGCAAAACGCAAAAAGTTCTGTAACCGCTTTAACTGAACCGAGTAACGCCTTGACAACGAACGAGTTAGCACCTGTCAAAACGGCTCAAAATGAGCCTCGGTTACAGAGTGAAAGTGATTTTTCCTTAAGAGGGAAAAATAATATCAATAATAAGTATAAGGAAAACGGCCTTTCACTCTGTAACTCTGTAACCGGTGGAAGTGCAGGTCGGATTGTACCTAGCGACGAGGTGCTCGCGAGTGCCGATCTCGCCCGCCAACGGAACAGACGCGATCGTGATCTTATTGCACTGATGCACCCGTCCAACGTAATAGAGTGGACGTGGATCGAACATGCAGACGGAACGTGGACGGCTCACCATTCTATCATATTCGAGGAGGCAGTATGAAGGACATCGACGAAGAGTTTGCAGCGATCGACGCTCGCAAGTGGCAAGAGCATCTCGACAAAGAAGCCGCATCCCGTGAGCGTGCAAAGAAGAAGCGCGCAGGCGAGGGACCACCGCCAAAGGAACACGAGATCCAAACGGCGATCTCTAAGGCCTTAGAAGCCGCGGGCTATATGGTGGTGAGGGTTAACTCGTCAACATCGCTCACAGCGCACGGGAGCCGCCTTAGCGCCTATCGTGTGGTAAACATCAACGCGACGTCAGGACATGCCGACCTCGCCGTCTACAAGCGCGGGCGCGTGTGGATGCTCGAAGTTAAACGTCCGGGAGGTAAGCCATCTGAAACGCAGGTACGCTTTGCTGAGTGCTGCAATCGCTACGGCGTCCCCTACCACGTCGTGACGAGCCCGGAGGATGCACTCGCTATACTGAGGCTGCCATGATAGCACAGGTCATCGCTCACCATGCCGCCGCGCTCATAGGCGTACACGTAGCTGAGATATACGGACGGTCACATCGCAGACGTCCGGCGCTCGCACGACATCTCGTCTGGTTCGTTCTTCATGAGCGGTTCGCGTGGGATTACTCGTCGATCGCTCGCGAGTTTAACCGAGAACGACAACCGGTCATGCGCGCAGTCGAAGCCGTCGAAGATCAGATCGTCTTGTTCCCTGACGTGCGCGATATCGTCCGGGTGATGAGACAAGAGCCGTATCTGCAGTTGGTGCAAAACTATTGTTGTACATGTGGTAAGGTTGCAATATGGCAGGAGGACGACCAACGAAATACAACTGGGAAGAGCTCGAACCCCTCATGACAGAGGCGATCGAGAAGGGCTTCTATATGGAACAGCTCGCCCATCATCTCGGTATCGTACACGAAACTCTACTTGAGTGGGAGTCGATTCACCCTGAGTTTTCCGAGGCGGTAAAGAAAGTTCGTCAGGCGTGCAAACAACGTATCGCTTCTTTACTCGACGCTCATGCCTACGGCGGTATCGAAAAGGGTAACGGCTCGGTCGCTATCTTTATTGCGAAGAACGTTCTCGGATGGCGAGATCGTAGCGAGGTAGAGTCGAAGGTGACGCAGACGCAAGAGCTTACAGTTAAGATCGGCGGTGCTCGTCGTACGGAAGAAGACGATGAGCCGGATCACTCTTGACATAGAATTGCACGACGCACAACTGCGGGTCTGGAACAACAGGCGCCGTTTCAACGTCGTAAACTGTGGTAGGCGATGGGGTAAGACAGTACTTGCCGAGGCTGCGCTCGCTGAGTGTATCACAACGGGCGATCCGGCCGCCTACTTCGCGCCGACTTATAAAATGCTGATGGACGTTTGGCGGACTGTCAAGAAAGACTTCGCCGCGGTGATCGCCGACACGAACGAAAGCGAGAAGCGTATCACGTACATCAACGGTGGTCAGCTCGACTTCTGGTCTCTCGATAACTACGACGCCGTCCGTGGTCGTAAGTACCGACGCGTTGTGATCGACGAGGCCGCTATGGTGACGAACTTAGAAGAGGCGTGGACGATGGCCATACGTCCAACGCTTGCAGACTACAAGGGCGACGCGTGGTTTTTCTCGACGCCTAAGGGGCGCAACTACTTTCACACGCTGAGCGAACGCGCGGTAACCGATGAAACGTGGTCGTACTGGCAGATGCCGACGGCTGCGAATCCATACATCGACGCGACGGAAGTCGAAGCCGCACGTAACGAACTGCCGAGTCTGGTATTCCAACAAGAGTTTCTCGCAGAGTTCATCGACGTACAAGGCGCGCTTGTCAAGCGTGAACATCTGACGCACGTACCTAGCGACCGCGTACCATCTGGCCTGCGCTATGGTATGGGCGTGGATCTGGCTATCTCTAAGTCGGAGACCGCCGACTATACCGCTATCGTCGTCGTCGGTTACGATCCTGAATCGGGACGCCGTTACGTCGTTGACGTGTGGCGCGGTAAGGTTAGCTTTCACGAAGTCGTCGACACTGTGAAACAGTACGCGGCGAAGTGGAAGCCGCAGCGAATCAACATCGAGGCAGTGCAATATCAGGTCGCCGTCGTGCAAGAGCTACTCCGGAAGACGTCCTTACCTGTGAAGGCTATCAAGCCGGACCGCGATAAGGTCACGCGCTTTCATGCGGTGCTCGCACGATACGAGCAACTTCTCGTTACTCACGTTACCAACTTAGATCCTCACTTCGAGCGTGAGCTCCTATCGTTTCCAATCTCGGAGCATGACGATATGGTGGACGCGCTTGTCTATGCCGAGCTCGCAGCCGTTAAGAATCAAGGCGCGGGCGTTCTCTTCACATAACCGAGTACACAATGGGTATCTTCGACCGGATCTTCAGAACAAACGAAAAACAACTGCAGCTCTCCGAGCGCGGCGAACTGCCGGGACTTGCGACGCTTGCATACACGAAACACTCGTTTACGCCGGTGACCAACTTCGCGCAGGCGTACCGACTATGGAAAGAGAATCCCGTCGCGCAGGGTTGCACGATGGCCTATTCGCTTACGATGCCAGAGGCGTATCTCGCCGTGCGAGATGGTGAGTCGTTCGTGTACGACCACCCAGTATCGGTTCTCTTTGCTGGATCTTCGTGGCGTCTTAGCATGGCCACGGCTATGACGTACCTTTGCATCGGCGGAAACGTTTACTATCACAAGCGTCGCAACGCTGCGGGCGCGGTGATCGATCTGAAGCCCTACTCGGATGCTAACTTCGCGCCGGTGCTTGATGAGTACGGCAATATTCGCGCCTATCACTACAACAACGGTTCGACGACATGGGAGATACTAAAAGATGATGT